GCAGCGGTACAACAGGTATGGCGGCAGCTATGTATCAACGTAATTTTATAGGCTTTGAATTGAACCCGGAATATTGCAAGATGGCAGAAAAGAGGATTGAACCGTATTTGATGCAGCAGCCAATATTTGAACTATTCAAAGGAGGATGAACTATGAACCGCTTCAAATGCCCGCGCTGTGGAGGGAATCAATATACAGCATGTGATACAGCGCAGGAGTGCATATACTGCGGACACAAGGAATTGAAGAAGAGGGAAACGTTGAAGCAGGAGGTTGAAGAAGAATGACCAAAAAAGAATGGGAAAACTGCAACACATGTTGGACGTGTAAACATAGGAAGATATTAGCTGGCCGTATACATTGTGGACATACCGTACATGATGGAACATATAAAGCATTATGGAATGTTGATATAATCAACAGCCCATATTGTTTGCACAGGGAAAAAGAAGATTGGAGGGATGGAGAGGGAGAATGTAAATACTGTAAAAACCCATCCGACTATTTGGCTATCTGTCAGAATTATGAAACAAGGATTTTTGTAGGGATAAGCGGTGAATATTTACAAATATTCGACGAAGATTATCCCGGATTTTGCGATAATCATAAAATCAACTTCTGCCCCATGTGTGGGCGAAAGCTGAGCTAGGAGGATAGAAATGATTGAAAAAATTTACAAAAACAAAATCGTGAAGGAATGACATTTATGAATTCAAAAATTAAGCAATTGAGAAACAAGCTGGAATACCTAAAAGGACAACGTGACCAGCTTCAGAAAACCATAGATGACCTGAAGGATAAAATCAAAGAAGATAAACGGATGCTCATAAGATACGAGCGAGCACTTGAGATAGTGAAGCAGGTTGGGTTACTGACACAAAAACAGTTGGAATATCATTTGGCCGAGCAAGTAAGCCTAGCGATGGAAGCAGTATTCGACAATCCATACAAATTGAAGGTAAACTTTCAAGAAAAACGCGGAAGAACTGAGGCTGAAATACTGTTCGTGAAAGGAGACCTAGAATTTCCACCGCTAGGTAATGCCGGCGGCGGGACGATAGACGTTGCGTCATTAGCTTTACGGATAGCATACTGGAGTATGAGACGAGACAAGAAAATCCGACCTTTACTGCTATTAGATGAGCCATTTTCTCAACTAAAAGGGGAGACAGCAAACCGCCGGGCTTTATCAATCATTCAAGAAATTAGCCACAAATTAGGATTGCAAATCATAATGATAAGTGATGAACGGGTTTCCCGGGAAGATATAATTGCCAATGCAGACTGGGTGTTTCATGTGGCCCTGGATAAGAAAGGCGTTAGCCATGTAAAAGTTTTATAAAAGTTTTATAAAAGTTTTTTTAAAAAAATTTTAAGATTTTCCTCATTGACTTTTCGCTAACTAGGATATATAATAATAATAGGAAAAGGAAATAAAAACAATAAGGAGGAAATAAAAAATGGAAGAAAATATCTACCAAAAGAAAGGCTATAAGAACAGGAAAGATTATTTGGAATGTTTGGCTGCAGACTATTGCGTACCGCTTGACATTGTCTATTCACTTGCCTCCGTACTAGGCGAGGATGAGGATTTTGATGGATTAATTTCCTCATTAGAGGACGCGGAGGGGATGTTTGATGAATAGGGAAGGGTTAACCCCCTTCCCTTTAAGGAGATTGCGTCGTGAAAGGAGGCTAAAAGTATGAAAGTTATTAAACCAAGTGTTGAAATTATGGATGTGTTTGATGGACTGGATGTAATCAGAAAACTTGAATTATGTGGACGGGTTTGTTATAAGTCAGAAGATAAAATTACTGATGATTCGGCTTATAAATTCGTTGAAAACATCATTAAACGTGGGCATGAATCAGTATTAGAACACTTCAGCTTCACTGTAAAATTTGTTTGTGATAGGGGTGTTTCCCATGAAATAGTTAGGCATAGAATAGCAAGTTATTCACAGGAATCCACCAGGTATTGTAATTATTCAAAAGGTGAATTTAATGGTGAAATAACTGTAATTGAACCTTGTTTCTTGGTTCCCGGAACAGAAGGTTATGATATGTGGTATAGGGCTTGTCAAGTGGCTGAACAATATTATTTTTCAATGCTGGATTGGGGATGCAGCCCACAAGAAGCAAGGGCGGTTCTTCCAAACAGTTTGAAAACCGAACTGGTAATGACCGCCAACATTAGAGAGTGGCGACATTTCTTGAAGTTGAGAACATCACCAGCAGCGCACCCACAAATGCGGGAAGTTGCTGGCTTACTTCTGAAAGAGTTGAAAGTAAAAATTCCAGTTGTATTTGATGATATTGAAGGTGTTGTTTGATGGGGGATAAGAGAGATCTAAAGTATAATCAAAGCGGGTATGTTGACCCAACAGCTTATGAAGCAATTAGTAACGTAATCAAAGAAGAAAAAGAACTAGGTAAAAGGGTTCGTGACCTGATAAGTGTTCTGAGGTCCATCATTGATTGGGCTGGATTTGAACTTATCGGCAGAATTGAAATCAGGGATAAGAAAACAAGAAAGGAATTCAGATAAAACAAAGTAATATTTTTTGGGTAAACAACTTTGATGGTGGTTTACAAAATAAGCATAAAAACTATACAGCATTTCAAACAACTTTCATGGAGGTTTATATCTATATTTGAGTAAAGCGAGGAATGAGAAAGTATGAAAGGATTGCAAAGCGTGTACAACCAGATAACAAACATTTTAAAGGAAAACAATGTATTGATGAATATTACACCTCCAAGACCATATTTGATTAGAAAAGAAGACGAGGAAAGGTTTGATACGGAAGCAGAGAGTTTATTAAAGAAAGGCAAAATTAAAGAATACAATTCAAAAATGAAAGAAAAAGAAGCGTACAAATTATATTTTGATGAAGCATATTTTTTGAGGATGAGGAAGAGTAATGAAAATTAAATTTAGAGTATGGGATAAGAGAAATAACAGAATGGTTATGCCTAGAAAATTTGCAACAATTAGGCCAGTGATTGACTTTAACGGAAATTTAGGGGTTGTGGGTACGTATAAAAATTGGCATTGGCATGGTATAGTTCCAAAAAATGAATATGAACTTATGCTTTTTATAGGGTCTCATGATAAAAACGGAAAGGAGGGCAAGGATGGCTGATGGATTTAGTTGTAGTTGGCGTTATGTTTATAGCTTATATAATAACGGCATTGTATAGGTTTTCAGAAAAAATATTCGCCGGAGCGTTGTTGAAATATGGATGTTAATATATATGGCAATACTGCTTATAATGGCTGTGATTAACATTATGAAAGGAGGATGAATGATGAGTAATACAAACTACATATTCCAAGTGGATTACCAACCAGAGAAAAAAGAAATAAGAATCAATCTTCCCGAAGAAGTCTGGAGAAACATTGACACTGTAATCATGACAAGACTATTTCAAGAAGAATTGGTCGTTGAGAAACAAAAAGAAGGCGAAGTGCGAAATAAACCCAAACAACTAACGCTATGGTGAAGAGGTGGGGAAAGATGCTTGAAATGGATGCACGAACAAAAGCAATTGGCATTTTTGAAGAAAAACGTATACAACCATGGTACACGATAGTTGGAACAGGACTATGTAAAGATCGCGTAACAGGGGCAGAAGCCGATAACCTCAAAAAAGCACTCAATATAGTCCTAGACGAGAAAGACCGTATCAACAATCTGGTAAACAACCTTACAATGGAAGAAATTGAAAGACTAAATCTCCTTGAACAGCAGGCCATTATATGTGAAATAGAGAACGCGTTATGGAGACTCGTTAAAATCAAGGTACCTATACGAGATGCTGTTTGAGTCGGAAGGAGGGAGAACAATGATATGTAAAATCGAGGATAGATATATCCTGGTATGTGATATATGCGGAACTGAGGATGATGTAACCTTCTACGACTTCTATGATGCAGTAGAATACAAAAAGATGAACGGCTGGAAAAGCCAGAAACATAAGGGCGAATGGGAAGATGTATGTATCGAGTGCCAGCAGGAGGGATAACTCTACGGGCCCAAGATGTAAACAAGACATCATTGAAAAAATTTTTTGACTTTGTTCAAATTTTTTTTAAGAAAAAACTTTACTCGGCTGGGCGGTTTTCGATATAATTATATTGACAGAAAATCTTTTGGAACGGCTTTTAACCGCCATGGTTGATTCGACTGCTTAAAAAGCTGTGCCAGCCATCGGGAGGGGACTTTTTTTGGCAAATTTAAAGGATTTTATTGATGAAAGCGGGAATTTTGACAAAAAAGGCTTTCGGAGGAAACTTCGAGAACTCGGACAACGAAGAAAGAAAGAAGAACGATTGAGCCGGAGGAACGCTTTCAACGTGCTTGACCTTACTCCATATAATGCAACCAATCTTATCATTAACAAAAAGAAAGCAGACATTGTATATAAATAATCAAGTGTACAGCCGGAATAGAAAGAGCGCTTTGTTTCTAGATGCCTAATTTAGGCATTATTTTTTTAGCTTATTGCATATTGCATAGTGTCAAGTAGTTTTCTTTCGGGTAAAAATCGAATTGAGGTGGAATTTATGTCTAAGAAAGGCCTGACTCGTACTAAATTCGGTAATAGTGACGATATAAAAAGAAAAAATCAAAACCGAAAACAAAAAGCATTACTGCCTACCCCGTCAAAGTCTATATTAGATAGCTTAAAACTCACTCCAAAACAATATTTATTTGTGCAAGAATACCTGATAGACCTTAATGCATCCCAGGCGGCTATAAGGGCGGGATACAGCGTAAAAAATGCGGAGTTTCAGGCGCATTGTTTATTAAAAAACCCCAAAGTGAAGCAAGCCATTAAATTAGCTATGTACGAGCGGGAACAAAGGACGAAGGTAACTCAGGACAGGGTGATTCAGGAACTTGCAAAAATAGCCTTCATCAATCCAACGGATGTAGTTAATTCATACGATGCATCATTATGCAACGGAGCAACACGAGAAGATACCGCCGCAATATCATCCATCCGGGTAAAAAGAATTCCCTCCAAAGAAGGTTTTGGAGTAGAACGGGAAATAAAGTTGCATGATAAGATTCGCGCATTGGAGTTGCTTGGTAAACATTTAGGGTTGTTCAACGATAAGCTGAATATAACAGCCGATGCAGTGGTAAGGATAGTGGATGACCTGAGCGATTCAAAAGATGATGTAACGGAGACCAATGGCGAAATCGAGGAATGATGCATATGATGAAGGCTCCGGTGATAGATGTCAGGCTTTCGGAATTAATTGCACCATCCTTTTACGAATTGCATAGGGAGTTAAAAGAGGAACGGTATGATGAACATTGGTTCAAAGGCGGACGTGGTTCAACCAAGTCCACTTTTATTAGTGTTGAAATAATTCTAGGAATGTTAAGAGACCCGGATGCAAATGCAGTAGTTTTTCGGCGGTATCAAAATGAACTCCGGGATTCAGTCATCGGTCAGTTTGAATGGGTAATTGCAAAGATGAATATGGGTCATCTGTTCCACGTACAAGTTAGTCCTATGCAAATTGTTTACCTACCCACTGGGCAACGGATTATCTTTCGTGGAGCAGACAAACCCTCAAAGTTGAAATCAATTAATTTAGGACATGGGTATATCAAGTATGCATGGTTTGAAGAGCTTGACCAATTCGGTTCAATGGACGAAATACGAAACATCTTGCAATCATTATTCAGAGGAGGAGACCAAAGGCGGGTAGTATTCTTCTCATATAACCCTCCCAAATCATCCCGTTCATGGGTGAACCAAGAGGCGAAAATACCGAAACCGGGAAAACGAGTTCATCATTCAACATACTTGGATGTACCCCGGCATTGGTTGGGCGAAAGATTTTTAGCTGATGCAGAGCATTTGAAACAAGTTAATGAACTTGCATACAGACATGAATACCTCGGAGAAGAAATCGGAACAGGTTTGGAAGTATTCACCAATGTACAACTTGAAACCATTACCGATGAACAAATTGCACGGTTTGACCGAATACGTCAGGGATTGGACTTTGGTTATGCAGCTCACCCGGCTTGTTTTGAACGTTTGCATTATGATAGTACGAGACGTCGGTTATACTTATTCGCAGAAGTTGCTGGATTGAACTTGTCCAACCGTTTGTTATGGATGAAAATTCAAAAATACAACGATGTAATCACCGTCGCAGATAGCGCAGAACCGAAATCAATTGATGAATTAAGAAGCTACGGCATCAGGGTAGCCGCTGCGAAGAAAGGCCCGGGTTCAGTAGAATTCGGAATCAAATGGTTGCAAGACCTTGAGGCTATTATCATTGACCCTCAGCGTTGTCCATTAGCTGCAAAGGAATTTATCAATTACTCATTGGAAACGGATAGAAACGGAATGGTCAAAAACAAATTCCCTGATAAAGACGATCATTCCATTGATGCTGTAAGGTACGCATTGGAAGATGCTATGGTTGGGTATAACATGCATGGTACGGAGCTATTGAGAGGGGCGAAATTATATGGCTAAACAAGGATGGCTTAAAAAAGCCGTCGGGGAAATATCAAAATTTAGACAAGGCATTTTCAGCAAATTTGGCAGTCTTATTGGTGGCCGCTGGAACGTGCCATATGTGCTGAACAGTAGCCGGGTAGACTATGACCTGGCCCGGCAGTTGTATCACAACACTCATGATGATTACAAGCTGGGTGCCGGGTTTGCCAAGCCTATCATAAATACCCTGGCTGGATTCATGGGTGTACCAAGGTTCCGTTGCCATGATGAAGAGGGTCAGGAAGTCCTGGATGAGCATATAAGCCGCTGGGTTAGCCGAATGCAGAGAGTACATCAGCTCTGCCTGCGGGATGGTGACTGTTTTGTGATGCTGGCCAACCTGGAGAACGATGATCCGCTTTATCCAGATGAAGAAAACCGGATTGATTTTATTATCATTCCGCCAGAGCAGATAGCGGATATTGAAATTGACCCGATTACTAGAAAGCCAAAGGCTTACGCTATTAAAGCGCGGGCAAAGTGGAAGGATGAAGCAGGACAGGAAAAAGAATATACGGTGTTGCAAAAGTTTACTGCCGACAGGGTTGTACTGAAAGTTGAAGGTGACGCTCCGGAAGGTCTGACTAGTGAAATACGGTCTAACCCTTGGGGGTTTATTCCGATTGTTCATTTCAAGAACGAGCCAGAAGAAACGGAGATATACGGTACCAGTGAGCTTGAGGCGGTGGAACCGTATTTGAAGGTATACCATGATGTAACGCTACATGCAATGCAGGGAAGCAAAATGCATTCCACTCCTAGACTAAAGCTCAAGCTTCGAGATGTGCAGGCCTTTTTGCAGAATAATTTTCCCGAGGCGTTAAAGGCAGTTCAACGGGGCGAACAGGCAAACATCGATTTAAAAGGCCATGAGTTACTCATCTTCACAGATGAAGAAGATGCCAGCTTTATCGAGGCTCAGTCAGCAATTGGTGATGCAGAATCTTTACTGAAGCTCCTCTTTTATTGCATTGTAGACGTGTCTGAAGTACCTGAGTTTGCCTTCGGGGTGCACACTCCTAGCAGCCATGCCAGTGTAAAAGAACAGATGCCTTTGCTCATTCGCCGGGTAGCGAGAAAACGTGAAATGGTGACAGAGAACTGGCAGACTTTAGCCCGGATGTTGCTAGTTATGAATAGCAAAAAGACCGGCAAAAAGTTTGAGAGCTACGAAGTAGGAATCACCTGGGATGCGGTTATTGAAAGGGATGAAAAGGAATACGCAGATACCATCAACACCTTGGTGAATGCGCTTAATACGGCCTTGTTTGGTGGCTTCATCAGTCTGGATGCTGCTGTGGACCTGTTGGCTCAGTACATTGACACCATGCAGGAGTATGCTACCGATGATCCGGAACTGCCCGGGGAAAGGGAGCGTATTATAAAGTCCTGGATCATGCGGCGACGCTTGGAGGACGGAGAAGGGTTAGAAGAGCAGCGGCAGGAAATTGAAAGGGAGCTTGAAGACTGATGACCCGGGAAATAGACGAAATCAAAGACGTTGCCGGTGCTTATCGTAAATGGGCATTGGAAGCCAGGAAAAAATATATCGAGTTAAGGTTACGCCAAGACCCAGAAATACGAGGTCTTTATATTAGGGCTGCAGATAGAGTGGCAAAGGAGCTGCGAGAACTTGCCCTAAAAACACCGTCAAGTTATTTACGCAAGCGACAGTTGGAAGAGTTGGAGGTGGCATTGAGGGCGGAAGCAGACCGGCTGACTGGAGGCCTTACTAAAGCTTTTGAGCAATACATTAAACAGGCAGTTGAAGCCGGTGGAGGACACAGTCAAGCTATTGCACTAGACCTGTTTAAGAAAGCTGGCATGGATATCGCAGGACTTCGGACAATGTTCGCCACTGTGAATCGCCAGGCAGTAGAGGCTTGCTGGGCGAGGACAAAGAAAGGACTGTTCCTGTCGGACCGTATCTGGGAGCAGGGAGAAAACTTCAGGAATGCCATGCGGGATATCATCCAGGAAGCCGTGGCCACCGGTCAAGATGCCGTGAAAACATCTAGGATGCTACAGCAGTATGTTCGACAGGGAGCGATGACGCTTGCCCGGAACTATCCAGAAATGATGAAACGGATGAAAGGACGTATTCCCGGTGACATCAGTTATGAAGCTTTAAGGCTGGCCCGGACAGAGATGACCGCTGCTTTTGGTGAGGGAACTATAGCATCGGCAAGGGTCTGCCCAAGCTATATCGGCATGAAGTGGGTACTATCTCACAATCACCCGGTGGTCGATATGTGCGACACCCTGGCCGAACATGATGAAGGATTAGGCCGCGGAGTTTATTCCCCGGGGGATGAGCCGCACCTACCTGCTCACCCAAATTGCATTTGTACGCTTGTTCCGGTACATGAAGAGCCGGAAAAGTTTGTGGAAAGATTGAAGAAATGGCGGGATGATCCAACTAGTGACCAGGAGTTGGAAAAGTGGTATAACGATATATATAAAGTTGGAGCAAAAACAGGTAAATCTGTTGCGGTAGGAAAGACGAAAGATTTTACACCAGATGAAATAGCTGGGGTAAAACGCGGCAAACCGATGACGAGAGATGAAGCTAACAAAGGCAGACCAAATCCTAATTATGAATTGAACGAAGCGTATAAATCGAATTGCCAATCCTGCGTTGTATCTTACGAAGCAAGACTACGAGGCTATGATGTTATGGCAAGGCCATATGGAGCAGATGATATAATGGATAGGCTGGCAACACATACTAATTTGGCATGGATTGATCCATTAACCGGGGAACATCCGGAATATATATACGATGACAAAATAGACACAGCTAAAAAGTTTTTAAAATTTCTCGAAGAGAAGGTGGAGAAAGGTAAGCGGTATACGTTGCAGTTTAGTTGGAAAGGGAAGTCAAGAATGGGTCATATAGTGAGTCTGGATAGAGATGAAAATAATTTATTACGTATATATGACCCACAATGCGGGAAAACTTATTCAGGTGATATTGTTGGAAGGTATTTGCGACAAATTAAATATGTCCAAACAGTACAAGGCGTTAAAATGCCTACAAGGCCAAAGATCATGAGGATTGACGATAAGGAATTTAATTTGGACGTTGTGAATAGGGTATTGGAGGGAGCAAAATAAATGGACAAAGCTGTTATAGTACAGTTTGCTAAAAGCAAAGGGTATTATGATATAATATATAACGGCGAATGGAGAAGTTACGATGTTTATGAACCGGTATTCCAAGGGAATGAGGTACACTATGTGGGTCCGCCGCTAACTATATTGGTGAAAGGCGATGAAATAAGGATGTCTACAGTAGAAGAGGCATTTGAAATTTTAGATGAAATGGAAACAGAAGAGGAAAGGAGGTGAGAGAGTGCCGGACAAGTTCACGATTACTGATACAGTCAGTACTGCCGATTGGGGAAATGTTGACAAATCCCGCATTTGGGAGATGCTAAAACAGGGCATTGAAGAAGGCGTAGAAGGTATAACGGCGGCGGTACGGGAGGTTTACGCAGTGGTTAAAGGTATGGTTAATGAAGACCTTACTCAAAGCCATTGCTGGGGCCCTCACCATGAGATTAGGGATGACGGCCGGATTGTTCTCAATCGCGCTGGTCTCGTCGCCGCAGCTGCCGCGCTTGCCGGGGCCCGAAGCGAACCCAACCTGACGCTGCGGCACAAGCGCCTGGCGGCAAGGCATTTACTAAAGCACTACCGGCAGCTTGAACTTGAACCACCGGAATCCCTAATGGAAGCTGTGGGGGAAATCTCTTCCGTGCAGGCTGTTATCTCCGGTGAAATGCGGGTAGAAGATGTTCCTCTAGCACAGTGGGCGGACCTGCAAACGCTCAAGGCTGGTGACCCGGAACCGATGGAGATTGTGGTAGAAATCCCTACCGGCAAGTCAAAACGGGGATGGAATTATAGACCCGAAGCCTTGCAAAAGATTGTCGGTGAAGTAATGAATCAAGGGCTTCCTGGCTTCCTGGGGCACCAAAAGCCGGAAAACATTGACTATGAATTTCCCGCTCCCGTAACTCATTGGGTAGGCGCCTTGTGGAAGGATGGCAAGGCATATTTCCGGGGAGTAGTTGATAAGGCAGCATCCGACCTCAAGCGTTGGATTAAAGCGAAAGCCATTCGTCAGGTCAGCATTTTCGGCATACCCAAACTTCAGAGAGTCAACGGAGAAACTCATGTGGTAGACTATAAACCTTTGAGCATTGACTGGACGCCACTAAACAGAGCAGGTATGCCAACTTCTGTCGTTGCAATTGGTGAGATGGATGAGATTATCGGAGAGTTGGATGGTAGCCATGAAGAACTTCACCACGCCTTGCTGGATGCAGTGAGGAATGCTCTTGGGGTCAAGGACGGTTCTGATAGTAATGCCTGGCTGTACAAGGTATTTGACACCTATGTCATAGTTGAGTACCGCCAAGGCCAAACAACAAAGCTGTACAGCATCCCGTATAAGGTGGAAGGAGGTGAGTTAAAGCTAGGGCAGAAGACAGAGGTAACACGAAAAGAAATCTTTGAGCCACTGATGGGTGAGATGGATGAAATTCTAAATGATGGAGATGGAGGTGGACAAATGAGCTGGAAAGAACATGTGGTGAAGTTAAAGGAGATGCTAAACAATAAAGAAGTTACTCTTGGCCAGGTAGCGGGAGAAATGGGATGGAAAGCCCAAGATATTGCCGGAGAGATTGATTCCAATTGGCTCAAAGAAGTCACCGATGCAGTTGAAACCTTGGGCAAAGTAAAAGAAGTCCTTGGAGTTACCGGGGAGATGGACGTTGTTAAGGTTGCTCAAGATGCAAAGAAAACTCTTGATGAATCCATTAAAGCCGCTAGGGAAAAACTTATCGAAGAAACCATCAAGGAAAAAGTAGCCGGCGAAATGGCTCAAGCACTGGTTAAGAAGATGCTTCAGCTCCCCGAAGGCGAACTGACCAAGGAAGTCATTGCTGGAGAGATTGACAATCTCCTGGCCGATGATGTGGTTAAGAATACAATCAGCAAATTCCACATCGACAAACCGCCTTTCATCAACAACACTAGCGATAACAGCGGGACTTCTTCTGCTTTGCGTGTAAAACGCCAAACAATATAAATTTTTATGGAGGTGTTGAATTATGGCTTATGTAGGACAGCCTGTTCCGTCTACTGTGGTTAATATCAATACCGCAAAGGTTAGCGATGGAAAAAGCGTAAGGGTGACTGTGCCTGAAAATACTGTCATTGAGGCTGGGAAATTCTATCTGCTAGACGGTTTCCTAGGAGCCGCCTTCCAGTCGGTACAAACCGGGCCCGGAGAAACTGCAGAGGTTATACTCAACATTGAGCAGGCGGAATACGAAACAGACCAGATATCATATACCTATACCTACGCCAAAGGCGCTCTCATTTATTGGGATGAGGCAAATAAGAGGTTTACTGAGAACGCTGCTGAAGGTAACAGATTAGCGGGTCGAGTAACTCAAGCCAAAGCTAACAACGTAATTTGCTTCATCCTAGGTCCGCAGGTTGTTGTTTGAAGATTTTAAATTTTGATGGAGGTGGATGAATAGATGTACAAAGTTTACAGCCAAGACGCCTTAAAGGCTGAACGTCGTCAGGGAACCTACACCGATAAAACTCCTTTTGTGGTCAACGGGAAAATTCACGAAGTCGAAAAGAAAATTGTCAATGGCGAAATGGAAACCTTTGAGCTTGCCAAGCCTGTTGGTGAAATGTTGACCTCGGGTTCGGTGGAGCAGTTCAAGGATTTAGTGAGGAAGGTAGTGCTGGACGTTGAACTGGGAAGAGAGCAGGTTCAGCTCCTGTATCAGCCCATTTACGAAAGACTTCAAGACGTAAATATGCCCAAGGTAATTGATGCTAAATGGGCACTTTATGGAACTGTTGTATTTTCCGAACACATGGAAGGAGAAGAAGTTAAATTCGGTCGTTTACAGGCTGAATATGGACCGATTGCTCGGATTCTCACCTACACTGCTGGGTTTGAATACACCCGGGAAATGAGAGACTTCAATGATTCCTTCTCTATCGAACTTCTGAACCGTGCAATGGGCGAAGCCTATAACGCTTTACTGAACCATATTCACTTATACCCGATTTTGAGCTTTAACTATCCTTCAGCCAATAAAACTGCCTTCCAAGGCGACACCAGCGATGACCTGTGGGTGAGATTCTACAAGACGCTAAACAAAGCTCTGTCTGATGCTCGGGTAGCAAAAAGACCGGGCACTGTACTGTTAGCTTCTAACTATGACCGGGATAACATCGAGATGGCATTAAAAGGCGGATACCAGATTGGTGGTACTACCTACCCCGCTGTATCCGGTATTGAATCCGTGATTTACTACGATGGCTGGACTGTTCAGGTAGGTCGGAGAACTTTTGAATATCCCGGCGTAACTCCTGGTAAAGCATACCTCATCAGACCCAAACGTGGATTCAAAGAACTTGTTAAGCAAGACCTCCGGATTGAAGCGACCACTGGCGACCTGTCCAGGCTTATTGAAAGTCAAATTGTCGGGTACGCTTATCGGGGTGTATATGCAGCAGTAGAAGAAAACGTACAAGAAATCAGCTTAACTGCATAAGGTGGTGAGCTAAATGGCTCGTTGTATTGACTGCGCCCGGTTTCCGTGGATTCCGGGCGCTGATTATTCCATGTTGCCCCCAATGAAATGCGCTAAGGAGTTAGAGGCCCGGCGGTGGACTAAAGAAACCGCTGCCCTTGAACACAACTGTCCGTATTATGAAGGGCCTAAGGCGGTGAAAGAGAATGACGCCGACAACAGAACTGAGAACAAAGCTCCGGAAACTTCTGGACGAACAAATTCCCGCAGGCGGAAGTGATACTGATACGCGCTTTTTGGATGCGGATATGGATGAATTACTAATTGAAGCTGCGAACATCTATGAAGCAGCCGCCGCGGGGTGGACGCTTAAAGCCACGATGTTTCAACGTGAAGTTGGGCAAATTCAAAGCTATTCCGTAGGGCAAGAACGCTATGAAATGTCTAACCCGAAGGACTTGATGGAATACGCTTTGAAGATGGCCGAAACCTACAGCCGCATGGCCGCAAGCGGCATGGGTAGCGTGATTCTAAAATTCAAGCCGCCGGAGGTGTTGTGATATGGACTTGGCTGCACTCCGGCGGCAACATATTATTTGGGCTATTCAGCAGAACCCTACCACCATTACTATCAACCGTACAGAAAAGATTGACGCAGGGGGCTATTTCGATGAAGTATGCAGCGAAGTAGGCCCTTTTACTGTGCGGATTTATCAAAGAAGCAGCAGGATTCCTCAGGAAGTATCAACATTGGCCGGGATTAAACAAGTTGAAGCTGCTTGGGGGTTGTTGGCCGCCCATGAAGCAGAGATAAAAGCTGACACAAATGTGCTTGATGAATTTGAAGTTGATGGTTTGGGTAAGTTCCAAGTGCTGGCCGTATACCCGCAAATAATACAAGGGCAGGTAGTCGGTTATCAAGCTGATTTGGAAAAGGTGAGTTAAAAATAAAGAAATACGTCTCCAAAAGGCTTTAGACCAGGACAAGCTGGAGTCTGTTTTCATCCATGAACTATTGCACTGTATGGATGTATTTATGCACCTTGGCCTCACTGAAGAGCAGGTAGAAAGGTTGGAGAGGGCTGTTTACATGGTGCTGAAGCAGAATAATCTCCTGCGAGAGGATTGATTCCGTATGGCCTTTGGCGATCAAACAAGAGAGTATCTTGAAAGGAAAAAAGCAGGGTTGAATGCTCTGCTTTTAAATTGGGCTGGAACGATGGAGGGGTATGCCAAGTCTAATGCCCCATGGACGGATCGAACGGGTAATGCCAGACAGGGATTGCATGGCGGTGTTGATACTGACGGCGACCGGTTTGTCCTTTACTTGTCGCATGGTGTGGAATACGGGATTTGGTTGGAATTAGCCCACGGGGGGAACTATGCCATTGTAAGACCGACCGCTGATGCTCACCTTCCCCGTATCCGGCGAACAGTGATTGATTACTGGAGAGATTGATCATGCGAACAACATTAAGGCAGATTCTGGTTGATAACATTACAGCGGTCCAGGGCCGGGTTTATGAACCCCATACTGCAGGGCCGAATACGCAGAAGCCCTACCTGGTACTAAGAGAAGGGGTTCAAGATCCGGAGGCGGATTGGGCGGCTTTTTCGACTGTGATTGAAGTTTGGCCCTACGTCAAGCGGACCACCTTCCAACAGGTGGACAGCCTAGCCAATGCTATCATTAACACCCTGCACCGGGCAAGGTTCTCCCATGCCGGCGAGGAATACATGGTTGATTACTTGGGCAGTGCCGGGCAGGACTATGTAGACGAAGAATGGGACGCCATCACCCGGGGCCTTAGGTTCAGGGTATTCGCTTTGGGCTGGCTGAATGGATTAACTTATGAGCCGGATCCGGTAGCTACATTACAAAACTGGACAAAGGAAACTTGGCCAGAAGCACATACTGACCCAGGGACATGGGCACCTGCTGACGTGGCACCGGGGATTTATTGGCGAATGGTACGTTTGACAACGACGGAAATCACAGCTGCAGTAAACTGGATGGAAGCACAGATAAACGGCCACATATTGTCACCTAGTGCTGCTGTTCGGTTGAGCTGGGTACGGAAGGTGACCGAAGGGATTGCAAAACAACGCGCGCTTAAGATGGATGATGGCGGCCCGCTGGAGTTACTGCGAGTGGTGGCCGACAGTGAAGCAGATCCGATGCGGCGGGGGCAGATACAACTAACTGCCAGGTTTGGGGTATTGCAGCCCATAGCACAGTACGTAATGTTAAAGAAAGTCGTTGCAAGCGGTAATATTGATATGGAGGTGGGACAGCTTGAGTAAGAAAAAGGAACCGGATAGAACGATGACGTTTCAACGGCTGGAAGCGCGTTACAGCTGCAGCGAGCTCATTGCAGCGGCTTCTTCTTTTGGGGTGAAGCCGGAAGTCATGGTCGGGGCTTTGAAGCTGGCTGGCAAAGAAAGTATGACTAAAACAGAAGCTGAAAAGGCGATTAAAGCATTTTTGGAAAGGAAGGTGTAAGCTGAATGGCTGGATCTGTATTTCAAGTAGGTGAACAAAAAATTAGGCCTGGCGTATACGTCCGGGTGACCAACATCGGGGAACCACCGGAAGCTATCATTCCTCAGGGGATTGTGGCGGCTTTATTCCGGGCTTCATGGGGACCTTTAGGGGAGGTGACTTACCTTGAAAGCGCCGACGCGGTAACCAACACATATGGCGTTGATGGTACCATTGACACGGCACTGGAGGCGTTCCGGGGAGGCTGCCGACGGGTGGTAGGATATCGGCTGGGAACCGGCGGGGAAAAAGCTACCCTCACCCTGCAGGACGGCGAGGGGGCTAACGTGGTGACCCTAGCTGCCAAATACGAAGGCGCGAGGGGCAATGATTTTACAGTAACCATAAGGGATTCCCTTGCTGACGATACAAAACGGGAACTGCTGCTTTACGAAGGCGCCACCTTGCGACAGACTATCAGCTTTACTAAGGGCACCGGGGAGCCGCAGGCCCTGGTAGATGCAATCGCCGCATCCAACAGTCCCTATATTACCGGCGTCAAGTTAGCAGACGGTAACGGTGTACTGGCCGTGATCGCTCAGCAACCGCTGACCGATGGCGCGGATCCAACTGTCAACGGTGAAAGCTACAGCGCAGGTCTTGCGGCGATTGAAGCTATTGACTGGAATGTGTTGACAGTAGACTCCGAGGATCCAGTTACCCATGCTGTTGTTCAGACCTACATTGATCGAGTACGGAATGAAGGCAAGCGCGTGCTGGGGGTTGTCGGCGAACCGACCAGTGTTCCTCTTGCGACGAGACTAGCCAATGCTAGGGCTTTCAATGATCCGGCAATCATCTATGTTGCTAACGGCTTCAAGGGCAGTGACGGCGTAACCAGGGAAGGTTATAAGGCTGCTGCAAGAGTGGCCGGTATGACGGCGGCGGCGCAGATCACGGAATCGTTGACTCACTACGTGGTTAGAGGGGCGACTGAACTTGTTGGAGCTTTAACTAATGCAGAAATCGAACAGTCAATCAATAGCGGCGCCTTGGTGTTTACGATGTCGGCACAAAAGCAAGTGCATATCGAATACGGCATCAACACCTTCATTACCGTGACTGCCGACATGGACGCCGGCTGGAAGAAAATTCGCCGGGTAAAAACCAGGGATAACTTGATGGACAGGATTGCGGCCACATGGGACCCGCTGATTGGAAAAATCAACAACAGCCCGGATGGTAGAGCAACGTTGATTGCTGCTGCGCAAGGCATTATCAACCGGATGATTGCCGAAGGAGCCTTGTTGCAGGGTTCCATCTTTGAGGACCCGAACAACCCGCCGGCGGGAGATTCAGCCTGGTTTATGGTTCAGGTTGATGACCTTGACAGCGCTGAGAAAGTCTACATTAACTTCCAGTTCCGGTTTGCTCCGCCTGCTGAAAATCAATAATGGAGGTGTTTTAGATGTCTGATGGACGCTATATTTTCCGGTCATGCGTGCCTGACGGAGCTATTGACATTGCAAACGTAACTTCGGGAGACATTATTAACCGGTCTTGGTCATTTCGGGTAAATGAGCCGCCTGAACTGCAGGAGCTGTTAGATAGTGGTACTTTTGATCCGAGAAGTATTCTGCGAGGCTATAACGGCGAACTGTACGACGGCGATGGAAACTTTTTGGCTGAAGTCAATCAATGGCAAGCTCAGGTAAACTACACCAATACCGATTACCAGCCTGCTGGGAGCAAGTTGACATGGGCGGTACCGCAAAGCTATACGGTGACTTTGACCTTCACCGAGACCGTAATCCGTGATGCCCGGTTGCTGCAGAAAGTTATTGACGGATTACGTGATAATGCTCCTGATGCGGTGTTGAACTTCATGGGTGTACTCCGAGCACCTGCTCAATAATGGAGGGATAACATGAACAAAGAGAAGAAGGAAATGCTTTTGGGTAATGAAGATGCGATACTCCGGGATGTTGGCGGCGTTCTGGAGGCGATGGAAACAATTATTGAATACAAACTCTTTGAAGTGATCCGGGACGGTAAAAAACTGTTTTCCTTCCGGGTTCGTGGTCTTGATGACAGTGAGTTTGAAAAATGCCGAGACCATGCTACAAAAGTGGCTAAAGACCGCAGGTTGGGCAGTCTGGCCGTGCCACGGGAGTTCAATTCGGCAAAGTTCAACAGTTTGGTAATCTATACTGCTACCCATCCTGATGACAAAAAGGTGATTTGGGATAATAAAGACCTTTGGGCAAAAGCAGACGTAGTTACGGGATGGCAGTTGGTTGATAAGGTGTTAAAACGAGGAGAAAAAGAAAAGTGTATTGAGCTTATTGAAAGCCTTAGTGGATACACCG